GATTTAAGATTATATTTCATAGCATCTTTCATATCATCAACAAATTCAGTACCTGTATAAAATTTATTACCTTTCATAACTACATGCTTGTTATCTTCAGCTTCATTCATAGCTCCTTCAACTTTAAATAGACCTGGATATTCTTTTTCAAAGTATTTAGCTTTTTCTAAACTACCATCAAAAACCCACTCTATTAATTCATTACCATCACTGTAGTTAGTGATACCCATATCTTCTAATTCACTATCAGCTCCAAAAGCTGAGGATGTTTTTGCTAATTCACCAGTTTCAGGATTATAATAAACCGTAGGAACTAAAAGTGTCACTGAGAATTCTTCTTCATCATCTAACATACCTTCTAATTCAGCTAAAAAGTCATATCCTGATGTTTCATCAGTTACATCTAAGTTCATTTCAGCTAAAATCATTTCTTTAATTTTAGCTTTAAATTCTGATACTTTCATTTTAGTATTTTCTTTTATTTTTTTAGAAGCTTTTTTATCATCTTTCATATCTTTTTCTAATGCTTTAATATGTTCTGCATCATCTGCTTCAGCATCTTTATAGTATTTTTTTTTATCTTCTTTAAGATTTGATTTCCAACCTGGGTTTGTTTGAAGATCTTTAAGTACAACTTGGGCAATTTCTTCTTTTTGTTCAGGAGTTAATTGTGGATCAACAGGGAATCCATACTTATCTACATTAATAAGTTGTTTTTCAATCATATACATAACCTCTTCATAAGTTGCGTTATCAAACTCCTCATCGTAATCCCAGTATGAAAAACCCATTTCTGTACCGTCTACATCAAGGTTAAAATACGCTTGATCTAAATCAGCCTGTCTATCAAGAATCTTTACACTTTCCTTTAAGTTTTCTTTACCTTCTTCTAATTCTTCTTCATCATTATTGTATCCATATTCCTTTTCATCATTTTGATCATAAAAATCATCTTCTTCTGGTTCATACCAAGATTGGTTAGGATCAGTTTCTGCCTCTTTAGTGAAATCATGAGTTTTATAATTAAAATTACTAGGACTAACTACTAATGCTGGAAATAATGTTTCACCTTCTTTAGATTTATCAAAAGCTAAATCAATACCTCTACTTCTATCACCAGAACCACCATTCATTTTATCTAGTAATTCATAGTAATCCATACCACCGAATACACCATAACCATCATAATCTCTTTCAAACCAATATTTACCTTTATTATCAAACATGTAAACAGAAATTTTGTTTTCATCTTGTGAACCAATTTGTTGTCCTGTATCTTGAGTCATCCAAGAGAATTGACCCTCAGTTAATGAGCCAAAGAATGTAGCTTTATTTTTAGCTATATGTTCTTTTAAATTAAATTTAGTCATAATATATATGTGATAAATATGTTATTTTTTTAACTTAGCGAGAATAGTCTCAGCTAATTCTTTTTCCCTACGTTTCATATAATCCGTTTTACCTGAAGGATTTGGGTTTGATGATTTTTTAGGTTTGTCTTTTTTATTAACAGCGTAATCATCTTGAGCTTGTCTATGTTTCATGTAGTCTGTAGTTTCAGTTACTTTATTATATAAATCTTCATCCGCATTCCATTTCCAATCACTCGCTTTAAAAGATTTTAATTTTTTAGCCATTTGATATTCTGCAGAAGATAATTTTGACTGATTTTGTAAACCTCTTCTTTTATCTCCTCTTCCATAAAATCCTTCTTCAATTTCTTCAGCAGCACCTACAATAGCATCATAATCTTCCATAGATAAAACACCTTTTTCTTTACCTAAAACGTTTGCTTTTTCAGTAACATCATGCAAATCCATGTCTTGAGAAGCATCTTCTCTTGAATATTCTAACATACGAAGGAATAAAGGAATATCCATTGTGATGGTATCTACTTTATCTTCTTCTTTAGCTTCTCTAATAGTAGGTTCAACATAATCTAAGGCAAGTAATGCTTCTTTTTTAGTGTTAACAGTTTTGCCTGATTTTTTCTCAGCCATTGCTATTAAATCCATTAATGCTTTTTTATATTCTGGTCCTCCTTTTTTAGTATTAATAATTTTTAAAAGTTTATCTACTTCTGGATTTGATTTAGTATTTTCATTTATTGGACTTTCAAAATGAGCATTATTAAAGAAATCAAAAATCCACTCAGCCATTTCTATTGTGAATTTATCTTCACCAATCATATCAATTAATTGGTTAACTTTAGCTACTGCTTTAGGATAGTTTTTTAATTTAGCATTAATAAAATCTTTACCTGATAGTAATCCGGACATAAATTTAGCTTCTTCCATTGATGTTTTTTTAATAGCAGTAATACCACCACCAAAATTGGGTTTAGCATCCCAACCTTCTGCTCTAAAATTTCTAATCATTTTATTTTTAGTAGCATCATCTATTGGTTCTACAATTACAATTTTTTCAAAATTTTCGCCTGATGTTTTTCTATAGGGGTATCCTGCTGTTAATGATTCATTCATTGCTTGTTTTACAGCACTACCTAAGTTAAATAAATAAATAATTTCATCAAATTTTTCTAATTGTTTACCTTTTTCTCTTATTTGAGATAATTTTTTCCAATTTTCTTCACTTTTATCATTTTGATATATACGAGTTAATTCATATTCTTGGTCATACAAAGCATCTAAATCTTCATTGGATGGTTTATAAATAGCTTTAAATGGCTTAAATTTATTACCTGACATTTCGTATTTGATACCTAAAGCATCTAATTGCTTTTTAGCCATGTCAACAGCTGTTTCTTCTTCTTCAGCTTCATCTAATGAAGGAGAAGCCATTTTAATAAACTTATCTGATATAGCAAATACTTGTACTTTACCATTTTTTAAATCTTTCACTTCAATATCATCACTATCAATGTTGTATTTTGCTTCTAATTTTTTAGCAACATTATTACCCATTGATAATGCTTTAGCAGCACCTTCTTCCCTATCTTGACCACCCATAGTTTTAGATCCACCAACAGATAAAACATCTGAACCTGCTGGGTAAGTTATATCAACATATATGAAATTAGGATTTGATTTATCCTTACGGATTGATGGTTTAAAATATTCTGTTGTACCTTCTTCTAAAGGTTTAGAGAAAAATTCTTTAATTTTTTGAATGTCTTTCATGTGTAATATATAATAAATATTATTCTTTCTTTTGTTTCTTTAAATACTCAAGAGCTTCCTCTTTATATTTAAGTAATTGTTCTTTACCATTGCCATCCCACTTTTCAATATCGCCAGCTTCAGTAATAAATGATTCTTTTTCATTAATTAATTCATCAAACCAAGTTTCAAAGTCTTGAATAGTACCTTCTAAGTGGTCATTAATAACTTGTTTTTCTACTTCTTCTAATCTGCCTTCTTTTCTAAGTTGTTGTTCATAGTCTACCTGGCAATTAAAGCAATGTCCATTCATTATAAACCATTTTTTATCTAGGTAAGGCTTCATAGCATTAGAACAAGAAGGACAAAACAAAGGCACAACAATACCTTCTTTTGCTTTGTCTAGTTTAGTAATGTTTTGTTTAATACCGTTTTTAATAGTCCATTGACGCCCATCTTCCTCCCAAACATCACCTTCATTATGGAATTCTTTTGCTTTATTATAACCTGTTCCCATAGTAGTTTTTTCTCCATACTTGCCTTGAACCAAGTTACGGAGACGTTCTACATCTCTATGTTTGAACTCTTTTTTTAAAACCGAATCTTTACTCATTATTTATAGTATTCTTTTTTAATGATTTCTTTTAATTGCGTTGTAGTTAATTTACCTGTTCTCTTTAATTTTTCCATTAAATCAAAATCAGAATATGAAGTAGCTCCTGGTGTTGCTCCTGGTCTAGCAGCCATATCTCTGGTTTGTTTAGGTATAGAATCAGAAGGATTACTTGGTTTTTCAGGTGCTAAATTTATTTTTTTAGGACTGTAACCTGGTTCTTCAAATTTAATATTATAGCTTTGAGCCAATTTATCAAAAATTTTACTAGACATGAAATCAGATAAAGCATCTTCTGATCCTTTAAATAGTCTTGTATTTTCTAAATCATTAACAAGGTTAGCAAATTTTGATCTTGGTTCATAATCCATTTCAATGGTTTGGTTTTTATATTCAAACTCTCCATTATCATTTTTTTTATTAAAAACATTTTTAATTTTATCAATCATTTTTGGTTTTGGAGCTTCTTCTTCTTTTATTTTATTACCAGACACTTGTCCTTTTAAAGATTTCATAATATTAGCTTTACGTTTTTCCCATTCATCTTCTAGTTCTTGGCCGGTTGGGGGTTTTGGATTTTCTTTTAAAGCTACTTTTTTATCTTTACTGTAGCTTTTTAATTTACCTTTACCTTTCATTTGGTTAGAAATTTTACCAGAAACAGCAGCTTCACCTTCACCACCAATCTCTACTTTCATTTCTCCTTTTTCTTTCATAGGAATAAATTTAATAGTTGAAAATTTATCATTAGCATTATCTGTTGCTTTGATAACATCAATGTTTTTTTCAACAATTGCTTTAGTGTCTGGATCTTGGAACTTACGTTTTTCAGTAGTAAATTCTGTTTTATAATCGTTTGTTTCTTTAAACCATGTCTTGATATTATTCATGATGGTTTTCAAATCTTCTTCTGAGTTTGCTACTATTCTTTTAAAGGCCATATGCTTGTAGTTGTTTAAGTGTGTCTGCTGTGTTAGTGTGTAATATTCCTATACCGCCTTTTGATCTCCATTGTTCAATGTTATCAGGACGGTCATCAATAAGTATTTTATTTGTTCCAGAATAATTCTGTTTTTTAGAAGCTGAAGCTAAGATTAATTTAGTTCCAGGTATGTTATTTTTAACCCATAATCTTTTTCCTAGACGAGATTCATTTTCTCTAGAAGGAGCTGATAGTAGGGTTGGTTTATATTTTTCAATATAACTCCATAATTCTTTACCATCAGGCATCCAAGGCATTCCTACCCAAAACTTAACTCCTATTTCTCCATCAATTAACTGCCAAAACTTATCAGTACCATATTTGGTTTGATATTGTGATGGTGATAATCTTTCAGGATTAGAATTTTTAAAACGTTTATCAAAGTCAGTTAATACCCCATCCATATCACAATAAATTTTATATTGTTGTTCAGGTTCAACTTCTGCTTCTTTAATTTGTTTATATAAATCTGTTAACTTATACATTTTTAATATTATCCTCCCAATTACGTAACATAATACCCCCTATTTCAATTGCTTCTCTTTCAATTTTATCTAAATGACCATCTTCACTAGTATTGGTAGTATTAATATTACCTAATCTACCTTCTAAATTTTGTTCGTGATGAACCATCTCATGAGCAAATGAACGTAAAACATCTTTTGGGTGTCTATTCATAGTGAACAAAGTTATAGACTTATCAGCCGGATTGTAATAAGCTGTTTTACCCAAAAGATTGGATGCGTTTTCTTTATCATCCTTTATAACCTTTATTTTAGGCAATGGTTTAATATTCATTCCATTGTCCATCATATACTTAGTTAAAGATAACATCCCATCTTGGAGATTCCAATCTTCTTCAAAAGCTTCTTTAACAAAAGTTTCAACTAATTTATTTAAACCAAACAAATCTTCTTTTACAGGAGCAAAACCAGAACCATAAGGTAAAGCTGTTCCTGCTTGTGGGTTTGATGCTTCTTTAATTGGAGGTAAGTTTAATGCTTTTAATCTTTTAGTCCATAAGTTAAGAACATCTTGTTTATCTTCACCTTCTAAACCTACTTTTTCAAAATAATCATTAATAACATCTTTAAAAGGTGTTTTAGATTTTTTAGCTTTTAAGTACATGCCTTGTAACATAGCATCTACTTCTTTTTCTAATTTAAAGTATTCAGCTTGAGGCAATAAACCCCAATTAATCATTTGTCTGATGGACTGGTCATCAGCCATTTCTTTAGAAGAAATAACATTTGTTCCTGATTGAGTTAAGTGTTCTATTTCATGTCTAACAACGTCTATTAAGTCATTATATATAGTAGACCACATTTTAGGTAAATTCCGTGGGTCAACCTGGAATGTAACTTCTAGATAGGGAGGATCTAATTCTTCATTGGCACCACCATCTACAATATAAGTTTTATCTTCAGTTTCTTCTAACTTTAAGATAGCTAAAAGTTCAAAATCAATAGGTTGGCCTTTTGAATTTTCTAACTCATAGTCTTCTTCAAATCTTAACTCACCTTCTTTACCATTAAATTGACTTTTCCAACTATCCATTATGTCTTTAACTACTAATCTAGTTATAGAATCATAACGACCTTCATTAAGTGTTTCTTTATCAGGTAAAATAGCTGTTATAAAGTTTGAGTTTTTTTCAAACCTTACACCTGGTATTGCTTTAGAAATAAATGCTCTATATAAATTATCTCTTTGAGAACCAAAATCTTCCTCATCTGATTTTTTAGAAGGTGAATAAATAATAGCTTTGGCTTTAGATTTTTTAATGTATTTTTTAATTATATCTGCTAGGGTAGCCATTACTCTATAAAGTTCACCTTTATTAACTACTATTTTAGCTGAGGAACCTCCAATACCTTTAGGTTTAGCTAAAAATTCAACACCAAGTGCTGGAATGTTATTTAAATCTTTATCAAGATAAACAGTTGATTCTAAATCTACATTATATTCTGTTTCACTATCTGTAGTAAATTCAACATAGACAAAATAACCTTCCCTATCTACTTCTTCCCATTTGTAAGGTTTAAGAGTTGCTTCACCTACTTCGTTTAATGTTTGTAAACTTAAAGCTTCCCAAGGTATAGTGCCTCTATATTCTAAAGTATCTCCTTCATTATTTTGAACATTTTGATCTATAAATAATTTAGATTTATCTAATTTACTAGTATCTACTTTTAATATAATAATATTATCCAACCAACTTTCAGGAACCATTTCAGATTCTTCAGCGTATGATTCAGCCACATAAGGATCTAAAGCTAAATAAACATATCCAGAAACTGAATCATCCCATGCTTTTTTACTATCATTTGTATCTAAACCTTTTTCTTTAATTTTTTTAAGTAAAGGTTTGTAGGTAGCATGATAAAGATATTGGGGGGTATTCATTTCACCTACCTCAAACACTAATTTAGGACTTGAAGATAAAAAATTATCTTTCCTCATAATAGTTTTAGCTATTGCTTTATTTGTCATATTAAGGAAAGGAATATTTAAGTTAGTTCTTTTATCAGTAGCTACAATCTCTTTATATTTTTTAAAGAAATCAAAAAATTCTTTTTTATTTTGACCTAGTCTTTTAAAAAAACCAATTAATTGAGCTAAAGTAACATCTGAGTCTCTGCTTGTTAGTCTATCAAAAACATGTTTTGAGGTTAAATCAACATCAACAGGGGCTAATTGTTTGTCAGCGTAAGTATCTGCTTGTTTTACTTGGTCAGGAGTAATTTCTTCTTTAACAACAGGATGAACAATGTCCCATATTTGTTCTTTTTCTTCAATATCTGGAATTAGTTGAAAAAATTGTTCTTTATCTCCTGCTTTAAGGGCTTGTCTTGTTTTAGTACCACTAATACCACCGGTTGAGGTAATCACTTTAACCTCAACATTTGTAACTTCAGGATATTTTTTTAATAAATTTTTTCTTTGCTCTACATCTTTTATATCCCCTTTATCACCATCTCTAGCACCTAAAAACCAATATATTTTTTCTTCAGGATGTTTTTTAGCATAACGAATAACATCCATTGTTGGTTCTCCTTGTGGTGAAGGTTCAACATTGACTTTATCTGAGAGATAATTTTTATAAATATCCCAAACCTGAATTGATTTGTCTTGAGTGATTCTGATTCCGTCTCTAATACCTTTCCCAACAAATATCTTTAACTCGTCTATTTCAGGAAAATCACTTAGTATTTGTTTAGCAACAGTGAAGTGACCTTTGGTAGGAGGTTTAAAACCACCACCATAAATGGCCACTGTTTGAGGTTCATCTAACAGTTCCTTAATAAGGAATTTAGTTAGTTCATTCATTATTTTAATTTCATTATTTTTTCTTTAGCAGCTGCTTTTTTATCATTGATAACTTGTTTAGCTTCACGAAAATCATTCATAGCATCTTCCATTTCTTTAAGATTAGATTCATATGCTTTAATAGCTTCTTTAGCTGCTTTATTAGCATCTCCTCGCTTTATATAAAAACCAATAATGTCTTTTTCATTTAAACCACCTCTAATTTGGTTAGCAAAATAAGCTAGAGTTGATTCAAATACTAAATCTTCAGTAGTATCCCCTTTTGATTTAGGTTTTTCAACTACAAAAAATTTACCAATTTCATCTACCATATCTATTTTAACCTCATCAATTTGTGTGGTTTCGTTTTCTTCCATTTCTCTTAAGAGATCTAATAATTTTTTCATTTTTGTATAAAGTTAGTGATTTTTGTTTTTGCTTGTTCTTCAGTGTCAAAATCAGGTTGTGATTTAAGAGACTGTTTAATATCAGAGTAAAGTTGTTCTGATTCTGTCTTTGATTTGGCTTTTTCTTCAGGTGATTTTTCTTTACCTACTTGTCCTAAAGGTTTAATATATGTTTGATAAATAAATTCCTCATCAAACTCTTTACTAGCTTCTTCAGGATCATTATTAATTAATATAAAATTATCTCCAAACGCCTGTTTATATACGTCTATATTTTTATTTACATCACGCCAAGAACGAAGCACTATACTCGGCAACAATGATCTGTCTCGCTGTTTATTACGTTCTAATGAGGTAATAGGCGACACATAAGCCATAATCATGGCTGTGCTATAACCTAAGTCTTCTAATTCTTGTTTTTTCTTAAGTAATGTTTTAGATGAACCACCTACACTATCAATTAATATATTGTTAGCATTTTTTAATGCTTCTTTATATTTAGTATCTGTAGCTTTTCTTGCTTGACCCATTAACTCACCTGCTTTTTTTAACTCGTCAGGCGACATTTTAGCTAACTTCATTCCAATACCTGAGGCTTGTAATAATTCCTCATAGGTATCATCTACGTTAATAGTTTTAAAATCTGAAGGTACTAATTGTTTTGAAATAAATGACTTACCCGACCCAGCAGGACCAGCCATAAAAATTGCTTTTGGCTTGCCTTGTATTTCTTTTAAGAGTGATATCAGTCCAATCATGGATACGGTTTGTCATAAATATAATGAAAATAAATTAGGATTCCAAATCCCGCTTTACTGTGGTCTTAAATTCAGTAAAGATAGGAGCATGAGTTGGGTTTTCTAAATCAAATAAACGTTTTACTGTTTTAAAGATGTCAATGTTTTCCTCTTGTGTTCTAGTAGAGGTAACCATTTCCCATCCTTTACCTTGCATTTTATCTTTATTGGCTTTACGTTTAGAGGATTTTAACCAAAGGATACCATAGTTGTCTACTTTTTTACCATAACATTCCTCATAACATTTACCATAAATTGCTGTTTGTAATTCATAAGTAGGCTGGATATGGTTTGATGTTTTAAAATCAATTAACCAAAGTTTATCTTCAATTTCAACAATTAAATCACAAGTACCAGCTACCTTCAGTTCATCTGAAAATAAATGAACTTCTGCTTCAATTAATTTAGGGTTATATGTTTCCCAAAAATCAACAAAACGTAAGAACATTTGCCATACATCAGGACTGTATTGAGGATTACCATACTGATTCATAAAGTTCATTTCTTTACCTTCAAGGTATTCTTCAATCATTTCGTGAACTTGAGTTCCTTCCTCACCTGCTTTTTTAACAATATGTTCAGCAGAGTAACCTACTTTTTTAAGCCAGTCTTCAAAAAACTTACCTTTAGGATAATAACCTAAAACATAAGTAATTGAGGGATAGTATTCACCATTTCGTCTGTAATAACGAGAGTCTGGTAATGTTATTTGTTTAGCATCATCTGATACTTCTAGGATTCTATTATAAGATTTTTTTATTTTACTCATAAAAATAATTTTTTCCCAAGTAAACCTGAGAGTGTTAAGGGATAAGTTTCTGTAATTGTATCTATAAAAGTTTTAAAACCCATTTCACTTGGGTCCTTATCTTGCATATCTACAAGGTATACTTCTTTACCCTCATTCATAAGCTGCTCACAAAACGATAAGGCTTGTTTTTGAGCGTCTTTATCAAGGGCAATATATATTTTATCAACAGAAGATTTAACAATCTTCCTCATTAGTTTAGACTGTATATTTTTGCCTAATAACGGTATAACATTTCTTTTAATAGCGATGGCGTCAAATGGTCCTTCGCATAATATAAACGGTAAATCCCAATTAATAAACAACTCAAATGGTATGATGTCACGTGAGACAGATGGATTCTTATATTTTACTTTAGCCTCTTTTTCAAATGAACGACCTGTAAAATAATTCAATATTCCATTTTCATCATATGAAGGAATGATAACCATATTTTTATATGGTCCTGACTCGCAGTAACCAATATTGTATTTAAGTATATCCTCTTCACTTATATTTCTAGACTTTATATAAGTTAGAGCATGTCTACCAATAATATCTGATTTCTGAATATTAAGTAATGGTTTAAATTCTTTAGGTAAGTTAAGTTTTTCTGTTGTTACTGTTTCTCTATCTGCTGTTTCTGTCTTAACAATAGATCTTAACTCTAAAGATGCTTCAGGTGATGCTTTAACTTGTTTAAATAATTGGTGGATTTTTTTACCACGTCTATCACATACCCAACAATGCCAAGGATTTTCTCCTTTTTTATTTTCAGTCATGTTAACCTCTAACTTTGGCTTATGGTGATTACAAAACGGACAATGATAGGCAAAGTTTCCTTTCGATGTCTGTTTACCAGTTCCTAATACAGAGTTAACTAAGGCAATCAGTGGTTGATTGAGCATAACCGTAATATAACAAAGAAAGCTTGGTTTCCCAAGCTTAACTTTAAATATTTTTATTTAATTTTATTTAATTATATCACTAGCTTTAAATCTTATTCCTACAGCATCACCTTCAGTCTGTACTTCTGTGGGGATTGTATTTGCTATTTTAACAAATACATGGTTAGGACCTAAAATATCTTTCCAATTATCATTATCAATTTCTTCTTCATCTTCTTCCATATCAGAATAAAATACTTCTAAATATATAGTACCGTTATCTTCAATTTCACCATCATATTCACCACTTTTTCCAGAAAAAGTAACGTCATTATCATCAACACTTACCTTTACCCCTTTAACTTTGGTGGGTTTAAAAATAGTATCAGTAAATTTAAGAGCCCTAGTTTCTATATCAACTAAATTATAATTAGCATCATATCGAACTGTGTAGTTTGTTATTTCTCCTGTTGGGGATTTTGAATAAAAATTAGCATTTGCTTTATCCCTAGATACACCACCTCCTGAGGATTTTATATTATCTATGGAACCTAAGTTATTTTTTATAATATAATCTTCAACTGCTTTTTTACCTAATTGTTGAACTTTATCATAATCTAAAAATTCATTTAAACGAGATTGAAAAGTGATTTTATTTTCTACTAACCACTGTTTGGCGTTAAAATTATCTGCTTTTTTCATGTTATTAATATGTCATAAATATACGAAGGAAAAATTAGGATTCAAAATCCTTTGAAAAAAATTTACCTAGAATATTGTCATTAAAGTATTCTAAGGGATGTTCTAATACCCCATATTTAAATAAGTACTTACATTCATAGTAAGTAAGAAGTTTTTTATTAGGAACCAATTGTAGAATTTCACGGGTAAATTCCTCTTGTTTACCTCCTTTTATGAGTTCCATAATTGGTTTAGCAGATCCATAATAGGTTTTCCAGTCTGATTCCTTTACTACCACCCGAGTGGCTGACTTCCTGCCTGGGCCTGTCTGTTCTGCTA